TCCTCATCATTAAAACCAAAATATATACTAGTAGTATCACCTTTAATTTTCATTGTCCTCCTGTGTAACATAATTAAAATTTATCACCACCCTTTGTTTTGTATTTGTTTGAGATACAGATGAGTGTTTAAGATTACTATCAAATATAACAATTCTATTAGCAACTGAAGGCACAGTTTTATTATCGAATTGTGTGTATCCGTTGTTCGTGTTCACGTAGAATATAGCTGTTTTTATATTTTTAAAATCTATATGTGGCACAGACTTAAGTTGTTTTTCTGTTCTTGTGATAAGATTTGCTTTAATTCTTTTTAACATAAACATATTAAGTTTATTTAATATTGGAAACATAAGTGGTGCAAAATTTGAAACAAATGTGCAGTCCTTGTATAGCCCGTGTATAAACTGAAACCTGTCATCACCACGTTCAGATATTGCATCATTATAAAACCACGGAAACTCTTCTCCTAAAAATGTTTCTGCAATAGGTTTGAATTCCTCGTCATTAAGAAAGTTGTCTATAATTTTCATACGTCAATAAAACCTATATCAAAAGCCACAGATATTCTAGGTGTTTCAGTTAAATTAGGTTTAACCCAATGTTTTAAATAGGATGGAAACAAAATAAAGTCATTAGGCTCAGGTTCAATTTCATATTTATTTGTAAAGTCGTCATCAAAATATTGATCTAGTTGGCTCACTGGTACAAAGTCATCTCTACCCTTAAATACTAAATTACCAGAACCCTTACCACATTGAACATACCATATACCAGAAAATTTATTTTGATAATTATAATGCATATGCTCTATATTAAAATGATTTTTCATATTCATATTAATCCAAAATCCGTTTAAAGTTATTTTAAATTGTTTCTTTTTTTGTAAGGAATCAATATACTTTGCACATTCTTCTAATATTTTTATTGATAGTTTCTCATTAGCTTTTGCATCGTACTTATTAGTTTGCAACCCACCTTGGTTACTTTCAATTCTAAAATTTTTTGTGTGAATACAATCATTAACCATTGTCATGATTGACTTATTTAATATAGGTTCTTCTATCTTTCCCTTATAGATTGATGTTTTAAGTATGTTTTGAATCACTAACGTCCTTGTGAGTTGTACTTCTTATAACTCCGTTTTTCACTTTTGTTAAGGCTTTTTTTATGACGTCTTGGACGTTTACGAGGCTTAGGTCTTGGTGTGAAGTTTACAAACTTTTGTTTAGCCATTTTCTTGTGATCTATCTATAAGGGCATAACTTACTAATCCTTCAATTTCATTAGCAGTATCTGCTTGCATTTTTAAAACATCATCGGCTTCTAAATTTATGGTTTGTAATGCAAAATTGAAAGTTTCTTTATTCATTTGTTTATGCGCAATTTGTACATCTGCACCTGCACCAGATTTTCTAATAAGTAAATCAGTATTAACGTTACTTGCTGTATCGTGAACAGCTTCAATATTTTTAACAATTATTGTTGCATCACTTGGGCAAGTTAAAATAGTTGTGACGTTTGTAGTTGTTAAATCAAATGTATTGCTTTTGTATCTAATTGTCATGACATAAAATAATTAAAGGCATCTTGTTCATTTTTCAACTCCTGTTGAAAGTTTGTGTTCAATTGATCTTGTGTTGTTCTAAGAGCTTGTGCTATTTGTCTTTGGTTTTCTTGAGTGTACTCAGAGGAAGGTTCAGGTATTATAATATTAATTTTTGCCATTATCCTCTCATTCCATCTGGTTGTATATCAGCTCTAAAAGTACCATATCTCCAGTTTTGATCTGTTGAAAGATTTGCAATTTTTACATTTGCAAAACGTGATCTAGCTCTTGTGTCCACTTTATCAGTAGAACTATTTATTGTAAATGGACCAAGTGGAGATGACGATGCAGTGTTAGATGGGTAATCTCTCAAATTTATTGTTACCTGAGCATCTCCAGTTAATAATTTAAAGTCAGGAATAAATCTTCTTATTGACATAAAGAATTGACCATTACCTTCTATATCTAAATCAAAATCTCCTGACTGTATAAAAGCTGGTATAGCTGTTTTGTTACCTGCAGAATCAACTTGATTATTTCCTACTTCATGTTCGTAATATGTTGATGCACCATTTTGTGCTGTTACACCTTGAATAGTTGGGAAATTTGGTGTCGCTGTTGCAGAATATTCAGTTGCATAAGGCTCATCATACAAAGTGGCATCGTGCCAAGACGTTCTTGATAATGATCCAGTTGTCCATAGTCCTTCTACATAGTTATAAGTTACAACTCTATCAATTCGTTCAGAGCCATCTTTACAGTAAAACCAACTAATTTCTTCGTACAGGTGATTTAAACCTGCATATACTTGTTCTCCAGCAGTGTAGTTTATACCTAAATTGTTTCCTTTACTTGTGAATACAAAGTCTTCAACTAAACACGTTACGTTCTTAACTGTACCATCGTAAACAAAAAACCCTCCTGCTTGTCCCATCCACCAAACAGCACCATTGACATATTTAAGTGCGTGTTGGCCAATAAGTCCACAATTAGATCCGACCTGTCTTATACTAAAGGTAAATGGAGGTCCTACAAACTGCATTACATAAGCAGATGTATCAGTAAGAATTAAAATATAATCTTTCGCTTTTACAGCTCCTACTATCTTAACACCTGAGTCTAATCTAAATGTTCCAGCAGTATTAGTTGATGTTGGTGCATATGTAGAAATATCTTCTTGATCAGAAAATCTTATAAACATTTTGTCTTGAGATGATTCATTACCAATAGTTGTTTCAGTTCCAAGAATGATTAGATGTCTATCACGCTCTGATACTATTGACATCACAGACTTAGTAGGTGCTCCTGTTACTGCTGTTGCCCTAGTGTTTAAAGCATTTGAAACTGAAGGATCCCAATTGTATGATTTACCATTTTTAATTGTAGCAATTAGTATTTGTCCAAAATGATCTAGTGACCAAGAGGCAGGATCTAAAATTACAGTAGTTGATAAACTAGATTGTCCCCAAGCAATGTAAAATTCAACACCTGCTCCATCTGAATGTGCAGATCTTGTTCCTGCTGTTCCTCTGGTAATTCCTGTTAGATCGTTTCCAGATACACCCGTGTAAGAAATAAACTCAGCTCCTACTTTTATTGTTCCTGACGTTGGAAATCCTGTTGTTGATGTTAACGTTATGTTTGTTGCAGACCCATTGTTACCTTGAGTGTCATCTGCTAAAGCTCCGTCAAGTGTAGATACAATTCCCGACTTTCCACCCCACGATGATGTACCCCAACCATACCCTCCTGTTTGATTTAATGGTCCAACCTCAACGTAAGGATTAATTGTTGCAGATCCGCTGTTAGAGACAGAGGTTCCTGCATTAGCAGCCATTGTGATTGTAAAACTATCAACGTCAACAACACTTACAACTTCAAATGTGTTTGTTGTAAAATCTGCTGCCACGTATCCTGCACCTACTGGTGGTGTCACTGAAGTAAATGTAAATAGATCTCCAACTGAAAAACCATGTCCATTTAAGTTTACGGTGACCGTTGGCGATGCATTCACTGTAGTGAACGTTGCTCCGGTCTTTGCTGTATCAAGTGGTGTAATGTCGTAAAAAGCTCCTTCATAATAAATAAATAAACCTTTGTTAGAGCCAAGTGCAGCATACTTTCTACCTAATAAATCTGCCCAAACAAGTTGTTCTCTTACTGCACCTACAATAGTTTTATTAATAATTTGTTGCCAGCCACCTATTTTTTCAGGTAGACTATATCTAAATCTAACAAAATCCCCATCAGTCCACTGACCTTCAGCACCTGTTTGAGTTACTTGTTTATTGAATCCTGGTCTTATCTGTACATTTGTTAATGGCATGCTTTATTATAGCATAAAGGCTTATTTCTTTAAACCTACCATAGGTCTTCTATCAAATTTGTATTGTTGATGCACGCCATCAGCATGAACATAATGCATAAATACTTGACTATAAAAGTCACCTTTATAAGGTTCTTTTCTGTAATGTGGCCACTCAATGCCTTTATAGATAGCTGCTTCTCCTGGTTTTAGTTCAAAACATTGATCATTAAAACAAATAGGCCAAGGAGTTCCATCAGAACCTAGATGAAGTGTTATTGATATTTCACAAGAATTTCTATCTGTATGTTTTTTTAGTTCGGATCCGTAGGTATACATTCTCCAATATGTGTAAGTTGGAAATAATTTAATACCTAATTCCTTTTCCATAAATTCATGTTTTTTCAACAAAAGACTTTCAGTCAAAGCATCTGCATAATAAGAGGTATCATCATTAGGCACTTCAAAACTCTTATCATTACTAGCAAAAGGATTATTTCTGTGCATCATTTGTGTGTAGCACAAAAAAAATTGAGCTTCTTCAGCTGTAATAAAATCCTTTATAATTTTTGGTTCTTTTAAAGCAGCCATGATACAATACTATACCTTGTTCCTTTTGTTATTGGTTTTACTCCATGAACATAAACATAATTACTTGGCCATACAATAGCTCTATTTGGCGCGACTTTAATTTCTCCTATACCAGGAAAATATAATTCACCACCTTCGTAATCGTTATTTAAAAGCAAAATCATACTTACTCTTCTTGGATATGTAAGACTAGCATCAATGTGTGATTCATATTTACCACCTACACCATATCGTAATACTTCAATGTCATGAACTCTAAAATCAAATATCTGTGCATTTGTATCATCTACGTATTTTTTCAATAAGTTTGTTACTACACTTTTCATGTACCAAGCATAGTGTACAGCTGTATATGATTTTGCAATATTACTTAGACCTAAACAATCTACAAGTCTTGTCTCTTTTTTAATTGTTCCACCATCTCCTCTATCACCAACTTTACCAGCCATCCAATGTTCTTGACATATATTTGAATTACAAAACTGTAAAAACTTTGCAAGTTTTTCCATTGGCATAAAGTTATCATAAACTCTTAACCATTTACCAATAGAGTCTTGTTCTTTTTCTAATATTATTTTGTTATCTTCTTGTGCCATACAGATCTTATATATTTAAATCTAGATACTGTCATTTTAAATCCTCTTCTATCTACTTCTTTTTTATCAACAGTTCCTATTTCCATTTTCCAAGACTCTCTTTTAAAAGGTATTACTTGTACAAGAGGTGTTCCTTTTTTAATAGTCCCCTTATATCCGTTTTTGTATTTCCAACCATTAAATACAGCAGGAAAATTTATTCTCATATAATGTGTATCTGTGTCTACAATACCTGCCAAACACTCAAACCTATCATCACCATTATTTAATGGAGGAACAAATAGACAAGAATAACCAGGTGGTGTTTCAATATACCAGGGATTATCAAACTTAATAAAGTGCCTTGCTAAATTTCTTTCCATAAATTTAGATCCCTCCAATTGAGTATAATCATGTGTGCTTCCGGATATATCCAATCCTAAATATTCAGCATTAGCTTTAAGTGATGGGGATGCTACAGCAAAGGCAGGCACACATCTCATATGCCATTTATCCTTATCATCTTTTGCTTTAGGATTAGGTTGTAAATCTACATAAAAGTCTTGACTCGTTCTTATTAAATACCCAGTTGTTAAGGTATCCATAAAAGGTAGACAACCTTTTACCGTCATTTTTTTAAAAGTGTGCTCTAGTTTTTTATACCATTCAGGTAAATTTAAAGAAACTGGCTCAGGTTTATGATCAGCAAATTCAAGATATTCTTTTAAACAAAGAAATTTAATTTTGTTCTCGAACATACATGATGTTCTATTTGAATTATCTTAAAAAGTCAATTAAACTGGGATTTCCCAATCACTCAAAGCAGAGCCAAATCTACCTTCACAATACTTATATACTGAATCAATTGGCCAAGATGGTTCAGTCCATGTTCCACCATTAATTTCACTAAGTATTGTCTCACAATTGTTTTTATGACTAGTGACCTTTGCGTTGAATGCAGTATCTTTATCTTCGTTATGACAGTACAAATGACCATCACATTGTTTGATAATACCTTCTAGAATTTCCTTGAAGAAATTTGCATTAGCAATTCTTCCGCCACAATCCCAATCAGTTATTTGGTGACTGTCTTTAGTGCATTCATATCTTGTTTCATCAGTATTATCTAATGAGTGATCAGCACCTAGAAGGTGTTTTTCTTTTCTAACTAAAGATAAGAAATCAGCTTCTGATATAGTTGTAGTAGAAGCAGTCGGCTCATGAGATAAGAAATAATCTTTATCAGTATCGTTTGCTGATAAACCAATCATGTACCCTTGTGCGTTCCAAATAATATGATGTGCCATTAGAATCCTCCTCCATTTTTCTCATAGAAGAACAGGTAACCTGGATTACCATCTGTTCTTGGTACATTCGGTGATCCACCTTGTCCTCCTTGAATTGTTTGGACTAAAAAGAATCCGTTCTGAGCACCTGGGTAAGTATTACCAAATGCATCAGTACCTTCTCCTTCAAAAAGCATGATAAGTGGTGCATAGTCAGCACTGTTATCAAATGGAGTGTTTGTTAAATTGTTTGTGTTTGTAAACGGTATGTTTCCACCTGGTAAGTTGAAAGTTACAGAACCTGGGTTACCTGGATCGATTTGACTTCCACCATTGTTTGCAGCAGATACTGACATGATGTTACCAAATTGTGATGAACCACCTGGGCCACCTACGTTAACTGTAGTTCCGGCTAGTCCACCCGGTGCATTGAATGTAAAGAAACCGTAAGATCCTTCTCCACCATTACCACCGATTCTAACTGGTACTCCTCTTGAACCACCGTTTCCAGATCCACCAGCCATGTAACCATAACCTGCAGTTGAAGCAGGGTTAAGTGGTGAGTAAGTTGTAGAAACTGGTCCTGGTCCAGCAACAGCTAATGTAAAGTCAAAAGCATCTCCACCTGAAGCAGCTCCTGAACTTGCAGCTGTAATTCTACCCTGAGCATCAACAGTAATAGAAGCGTTAGTGTAAGAAGCTGCAGCAACTGCTGTGTCCGCTAATTGGTCAGCACCTACAGCATCATTAGCAATTTTTGCAGATGTAACTTGAAGTGCAGAAATTTTTGCAGTTGTGATTGCGTTGTCAGGTATTTTAGCAGTTGTAACTTGGTTTGCAGAAATCTTTGCACTAGTAATTGCGTTATCAGGAATTTTCGCAGTTGTAACAGCACCGTCTTCTAATTGTGCAGATCCAATTGTTCCGCCTAAAGTGTTTAATGATATTTCATTTAAATTTGTTCCATCAGAGTAAGCAGCAACGATTGCGGCTTCACCTGCAGTGAAACCAGTTCCACTTGCAGTTTTGATTGTTAAATTCGTTACACCTGTTACAGCAGATAAATCAATAATGTAAAATTTTTCAATTCCATCTGGGATAGTTACAATTGATGCAGTTGTTAAAGTTCCAGTAAACTTTAAAACCATGTTTCTTGCATTTGATTCTGCAGCATCAGACATTACAAGAGTAACTGTACCACCATCAGAAAGAGCTACTGCTTCGTATCCTGCAATCGCTTGTTGAATTAATTCTAAATTGTTATTTGTTTTATCACCCCATTGACCAGCGTTTTCGCCAGTGACCATTAGTTCGAGTTTTAGATCTGTTGAATAACTAGATGCCATAAATTTTGTCTCCTAAATAATTATAATTTTACCTTAATCATGCAGCTAAATCAACCTCTGTCCAATTATTATTTACTCCAGGGTCAACCTCACGCCATGCATATATACTAGGGCTACCGGCTGTTGAAGTCAATACTGTGCCCGTTACACCAACTGCACAATCAATGACAATATCAACACTTCCAATAGAAGTAGACGCTTGTAATCCTGATACCCCAACGATTTGATCAGGAATCTCATCTGCATTACCTATGGCCGTAGTTAATTCTTGACCAGTCACAGACTCATTAGTTGATTGAACAAGAGTAAAGTTTCCAAGTGTTAATGTGCCTTGTATTCCACTAACTTCATAGATAGAGACAGCCTCTACCTGACCTACTGATGCTGTTAATTGCTGACCAGTTACAGGTTCGTTTGTACTTTGTTCGAGTGTAAAGCTACCTAAAGTCATGTCTAATTGATCTTCAGTAGCTAGTACAGTTATATCTGCATCAATTTGAATTGAGAAAGAAGGTACAGCAAATGTTAATCCTAATGCATTTGGTGCTGTTACAGATACTTCAACGTCAGTTCCTGCAGCTTCCTCCCCAATAGACATTGTAAGAGCAGCCATTGATGGAGCGGCCGAGTAGTTTACACCCCAACCTAAATTACCCCAAGTGTCTCTGCCCCAACCACTTCCAATTAAGAAAGTGTTATCGATTGTTACAGCTCCAATAGAAGTTGCTAATTGTGATCCAGTAACATCTTGTTCAACACCTTGTGTTGTGTCTTCGTTACCAATACTAAATGTAGCTTGAATACCTGTTGGACTTACATCAACAATCGCAGATCCAATTATTTGACCAACATTTCCTGTAAGTTGTGAACCTGTTACGTCTACAGGTGCATCAATACTTTGTGTAACACTAGCAATGCTAGATGTAAGTTGAGAACCTGTTACGTCAACATAAGCTCCTGCAAGATCACCCCAAGCGTTTTCACTCCAGGTATCTCCACCCCAACCAGCGCTTATCTCAGCATCAACTACAACTTGTCCTTGTGACAAAGCCATGGACACTGAAGGTGCAACTAATGTTCCTGCGATACCCCAGGCTTCGTTATTATTCCAAGTGTCTCTTCCCCAACCTGTTTCAATTAAACCTTCGTTAGGGATTGTTGTTGCGCCTACAGAAAAAGATGCAGAAAGATTTGTGCTACTTAGGGATAAAGTTTGATCACCGAGTGTACCCCAGTTCTCGAAACCCCATGTTTGTTGTCCCCAAGTAGCCATATCATTTTAGTTCCTTAATTACGCGATTCTTAAAATAGCAGCAGATGTAGTGAACGAAGGGAACTGAATAGTGAATGTTCCAGACGTTGCAGTTTTATCTGATCCAAAATCAAGTACAGCAACTGCTTCAGTAGTACCTGTACCACCATCAGTTGTTGAGTTGTAAATTAAAGCACCTCTAGCTGTTAGTGTAACACCAGTGAAAGATAAGTTAGAGAAGCTAGTAATAGCAACTCCAGACGATACTTTAACACCTGAGTTTACTAAAGCTTTACCACCTGCAGTGTAACCCGCTGGTGAAGATACTTCAGAAGTTGTTGAGTAGTTAGTAGTAGATGCACCGATTGCTGCAGCAGAAGTGTACATTGCTAATTTAAATGTATCCCCTGCACTATCGAAATCATGCTCACCACCCATCAATTGTTTTTTGAATGAATTGCAAATTGCATTAGTTGTAATAGCCATAATTATTCTCCTTATAAAATTACGTATTTGGTGATGGTGAAGGTATCTTAATTCTTAGTACCCCATCATCGTATTCCGCACGTCTTCTTCTCCCCATTTGTTGAAGAGCAAAGTTCTGTACTTCCTCATTGTACTTTGTTTCATACAGTTTGTACATATCCTGGGGCCCTTTTAAAAACCTAAAAGCTTCAGATAATACACCGTGTAGTAACATTGATTCTTGGTATGTAGATAAAAATGTATTATTAGAAGATGTAAATTCTGGTGGATCTGTAATAAAATTAATTTGAATTGTATATGCCTGATCTGGAGTAGGTGCTACTACAATATTAGAATCGTCCCAGTTTGCCCAATATTCAGGTTTACCTGTTGCTCCTGAGTTATTATATTCAGATATAAAACTTGTGTCTCTACGTTCTGCAAAAGTCCTTGTTGATCCATCAATTACCTCAACAGATCTCATAATGGTTAAATCACCAGGTAAGCTTACGTATCTATTACCGCTTGTAAATGTTGATGTTGAATATTTTCTAAGATCATCATAATCGACTTTACCAGCTACATCTAGTTCTACCGATCTTATAAAATCTTGTATAATTTGATCAGTTAAAACTGTATTACTAACTTCAGTGTAGTCTCTTACTTGTGTTAAAAATGCTGAATATGAAATTGCCATTATGTAATACTCACTGTTACTGGTTTAACTTGTATTGATAGTTGTCTTCTTCTATTTTGTAAAGATGGATCTGCAGGTTTCATTTCGGATGTACCTTGATTTATAAAAGCAAAATCTCCTGGTAATGTTAAATTTGCTACACCAACTGAAGCTCCGCCTGAATCTGCTTGAACACCACTTCTATCTGTAGGTTGTTGAAATCTTTGTGGTCTTGTATTTTGTAAAGCAATAGCATCAGCTACAATACGTTTTCTTCTAATTTGAGGATGTTTAGGCTCAAATTCAGAATAATGAACTAGAGATCCATTCCATTCTTTGACCATTTCATTATATGGAAATGCCATACCTGATCTATCAGATATTGCTAGTGAACTTTTACCTGTCGCCCATTTTGGCATAATTAAACTCCATTAGGATAAAAAGATTGTGGAGTAATAAATGTAGATGCTCTTTGACCATCTTCATCTAACGCTCTTTTCAATTCATCCTCATAAATTAATTTATTTTGTTGTACAAGCTGTGGAGCTTTTTTCATAGATATGTAATAAGCTAATCCTGCGCACATACACGGTAAAAATCTATATGCAACATCTGCATCATTTGTATATGCACCTGCATCTTCAATTCTTTTTATTACATAAAATTTTAAAGTATTGTAAGTATTTAAATCAGGTGCTTGATATAAATATATTTTTGGTGTGGTTTGCCTATCAACATAATATTGTGATGGTTGTCCAGTTGCCAACTTATTAGGTAATGCAGCATAAGCTGATCTATCAATTTTTGTTATTGAAACATCTTGTGTGTTTGCGTCATTTGATGCTGCTGCAGTTGATGATACATAAGCTTCAAGCACATCATTAACATCTGAATCTACTGTATATTCAGCCTGTCCAGCAACTAAAGGTATTTCATTTAATTCTGTTTTCCAAAGATGAATACCTCTATTGCCCCATTCAGCAAATAATAAATCTAAACTTCTTCTAGCTGATTTAAGACTGAAACCAGAAGTTGTAGATAAGCCACATCTTTCGTAGCCTTCATCTATAACTTCATCAATATTCAAATTAAACGCTGTAGTTCCTGATGTAGCCATATTATGTTACTATCCTTTTACGATTATACACTTTCTTGGATTGTACCACTTTTTGCTTATACTTTGAAGTCCTCAGCTTTTTAGCCATAGGGTTCTTTCTAGCTCCTCGTAGTTTTCCGTCTATTTGAGCAGGTATTGATGATCTACTTATTGCCATAACTTATTCTACCACTTCAGTTCTATATTTTAAATTACCTGATATCGAAATTCTTTCTCCATCAGAAGTATAAAAAGGATAACATAAATGTTGTAATTTTGAAGGAAACATCAACAAAGTACCCTCTTCTTTTTTTGATACAGGTATAATTTGTGATTGTAAATTACAAGCAATGTCAGAATAGTTGAATGCAAAACAAGATGTATTACCATTACCACCTTTACCATTACTATCGATTAATCTTTCATCTTCGATTTTATAAGGTATCTGAACCCACAATACCCAAGACAATAATCCCTCATGTCCGTGTAATGGAAGATAATCACCTTTCTTTTGGTAATTCACCCAAATATCTGATGCATCAATCAATAAATCATTATTTGTATTAGTTAAATTTTTTGAATTTATATCAAACTGTTCTTGATAAACTTTTCCTATACCTAAAACTTCTTCTTGAAGCATTTGATTACATTCTCTCATTTTAAAATGAGCTGGTGTTCTATAAGACGATATACCTGTGTTAAATCTTTGAACTTCATGATCCTTAAGATTTAGACACTCATTAAAAATTTTTTCCATTTTATCTTTATCTATCTTTACGTGTGCAATTGGTAAATTTGGAAGATGCTTAAATTCTAATTTATTCATAATAAAGTTTTTCTACTCCTATAAAATGTGGTTCTTTTTTTATCCAAGTTATACTGTTATGTTCTAACATATTCCTGCATTTTCTTATATCAGTTTGTGTGAATTTGTAACCTTGCACTAATGGCCATAAGTTTTTTGGAAGATTACCAGGCACAATTCCTTTATTTAAATAATCAACAGTCTCTTTGACATGAGAGTAAGAATT